CCCCATCATGACCAAGCTTCGCATGTTGGTACAAGAGACTGGCATTAGTTTGTTTGTTGTCTCACACTTGAAGCGTCCATCGGACAAGGGACACGAGGAAGGTGCAGTAACATCACTGGCACAGTTACGTGGATCAGGTTCAATTGCACAACTAAGTGATATCGTGATTGGCTTAGAGCGTAACGGACAACACGAGGATATGAATGAACGCAACACTACTCATGTTCGTGTACTGAAGAATCGTTTCTCAGGACTGACAGGTAAGGCATGTCGTTTACTTTACAATCGTGTGACAGGACGCATGTCTGAGATACCGGAAGAAACATTATGATGTATAGCTTTGTATTCATCTTCGCATTCATGGGTGGCTTTGCTTATGGTTCACTGAACCACTACGTAGAGAACATGACTGAGTGTACAACTTATCGACAAGGAGATACAAGGTGGGTTGGATACAGAGCTATCAGTGATGACTATGATCGAAGATGCTTTTGGTTAGAGGATAGATTCCCTTCAAGGGTTAGACAAGGAGTAGAAGTTAATGGAAAAGAATATAGAATCAGACCTTAGTTTAGTGCAACGGTTACGTAAACGTGCAGAGATACGTAGGCAGATACCTAGTCGTAAGTCAGTTCAGAACAATGAACCTGATAGGATAGCTGATCTACTTGAAGAATCTGCTGATGCAATTGAGATGTGGAGAAGTAAGTATCGAGAGATGCATAACTTAGCAACGCAAGCAATGATGCGAGTTAATGAGCTAGAAAAGAAAGCGAGAGAGAAATGAAACTATATGATTTAAAAAGAGGTAGCAAGTTTAGAATCGTTGATGACGAAACTAAAGTACCGGTAGGTGCACCTGAAGCAGAAGCTGATAAAGTATATTGGTTTGGTCACGTTGATGGGATGTATAGCTACTGCAAAGATGGTGATGATGTTGTTCACTTCGCAGCTTGGACTGAGGTGGAGTTAGTTAATGAAGGTTAAGTTTGTTAAGCTACCTTGGTTAAAAGGAACACCAATATACTGGCATGTAGTTAGGTTAGGATATACAAGCTATAGGTTCTTTTGTTTAGGAATCAGAGTATACAAATAACATGTACTCAAAACAGCAAAACAGCGACACGTAGGAGGAAGAATGAAACATAGACCATGTGGTAACGGTAAAGGTGATACACCTAGACCAATACAAGACAGAGAGAAGTTCGATAATAACTGGGATGCAATCTTTAAGAAGAAGGATAAGCAAGATGTTGAAGTGGACAGGGACAATACTATGTCTGATCGGGATAGCACTAACAAGTCTTAACATCTATCCTTTGAATCTGTGGTTTGGGTTCATTGGTTCAGGACTGTGGACTTATGCGGGATTACGACAGCGAGACTATGCATTATTCATAGTAGAATTTGTAGCTGTCCTAATGTATTTAGGTGGACTAATTAAACAAAGCATGGTATAATAAGTGTATGAAGATTATACTTGACATTGAAACTAACAGTAAGCACAACGTTATTTGGTGTTGTGTTACAAGAGATATAGATACTGATGAGGTTAAGGTATGGAAAGAAGTAAACGGATTACAAAAGTATTTGGATCAATGCGATTTGATTATCGGTCACAACATAATAGCATTCGACCGACAGGTACTGAGCAAGACTTGGAACGTATCGATGAGGACGAACCAACTGTACGATACGCTCGTATCCGCAAGACTTCTAGATCCAAGCAAGGAGGGAGGTCATAGTTTAGAAGCATGGGGTACAAGACTAGGGTTTCCTAAGGGTGACTTCGATGACTGGGATGGTGGACTAACAGATGAGATGATTACTTACTGTATCCAAGACACACTAGTTACTAAGAAGTTATATGAACATTTAGTATCTCAATTTGAGATTAATAAATTTGATAAAAGGAGTATTGAACTTGAACACAAAGTCCAAGAGATTATCTGCAAGCAAACAGAAAACGGTTTTAAGTTGGATGAAAGAAAAGCTATCGAACTTCAAGCAGACCTTACAAGTAAGCTTGTCAATATTGAAGCTTCACTACAGAGTATATTCCCAACAAAAACAACTGAGAGATACTCAGAGAAAACAGGAAAGCGTATCAAAGATTATGTCGAAGTATTCAACCCCGGCAGTAGAAAACAAATCGGAGAAAGACTCATCGAAAAAGGGTGGAAGCCGAAAGACTTCACCGACAAAGGACAACCAAAAGTTGACGAAACAACCCTCGAAGGAGTCGACATCCCGGAAGCGAAAGCCATCGCAGAATACTTGATGTTGCAGAAACGAATTGCTCAGATAAGTTCGTGGTTGAAGGAGATGAAGGAAGATGGTAGAGTTCATGGAGGAGTCATCACTAATGGTGCAGTCACAGGTAGAATGACACACATGAAACCTAACATGGCACAAGTACCTAACTCAAGTGCGATATACGGACATGAGTGTAGGGAGTTATGGACAGTAGAGAAAGGATATAAGTTAGTCGGTATCGATGCTTCAGGTTTGGAGTTAAGGATGCTTGCTCACTATATGAAGGATGATGAATATACAAATGAAGTCGTATCGGGTGACATCCACACAGCTAACCAAAGGGCAGCGGGATTGGAAACGAGGAATCAGGCTAAGACGTTTATCTATGCATTCCTCTATGGTGCAGGAGCTTCCAAGATCGGGAAGATTGTTGGTGGTTCAGCGAAAGAAGGAGAGCGACTCATCTCTAATTTTCTTAAGAACACACCTAAGCTACATGCGTTACGTCAAACAGTATCTAGCAGGTTGTCTCAGGAAGGCACACTACCGGGTCTTGATGGACGTAGGTTACAAGTTAGGTCGGAACATTCCGCACTCAACACGCTCCTTCAAGGTGCAGGTGCAATTGTCATGAAGCAAGCTTTAGTTATCTTGGATGATAAACTTAGCAAGCTTGGTGTTGATTATAAGTTTGTAGCAAATGTCCATGATGAATGGCAGATAGAAGTAGAAGATGGTTATGAAGACATCGTAGGTAAGTTAGGGGTACAGTCCATAGAACAAGCCGGTAAGAAGCTGAATATGAATTGTCCTTTGACTGGTGAATATAGAGCAGGTTTAACATGGAAGGACACACACTAATGGATGCACGTATCAAACAATTAGTACTTGAGATGTTACGCATGGGAGAAGACCCTCTTGTTATCCACGATTCAATGAAGGAAGCTATGTGTTTGTTAGGTGGTATTAAAACGTATACACCTAATCATGACATGGCAGACTTCTATCGTGCATATAAAGATGCGGACTTTAGACCATGATACCGGAAGAGGATAAGAAAGAAGTAATGGACGCAGTGACAATCGGTGTTAGTGAAGATGGAATGATCCACATATATACTCGATTAGATCTGCAGGATGTAATGGATTTGTTGGAAGATGCGTTTGATATTATTTCTGAGAAAGTAGTAGAAGAAGGATATACAAAGCATTAATTTTGTGGTATAATATATGTGTAGTTTATTTTATAGGAGTAATACAATGGATTTAAATAAACCAATCCCAGTTAAAGTTGATTTATATTGGGCATTCTTGAACGAACCTAATCAGATGAGTGAGAAGTACCAAGTGGACTTATGTAACTTGTCTAAGGAAGCAGTAAAGAAACTGATGGACATCGGTGTGGAAGTTAAGAACGATGAGCGTAAAGCTGACCAAGGTTTCTATGTAACTGCTAAGAGTAAGATGTATCCTATCCTAGCTGTTGATCCTGATGGTCGTAAGATCGATGTCAAGGTAGCTAATGGTTCTAAGGGTGTGGCATTCATAAAGCCTTATGAGTATACATTCAAGGGTAAGAAAGCTATGGGTGTAGGTGTTAGCAAGATTGTTATCCAAGACTTGATCGTATACGAGAAAGACGAAGTATCCGTTGAAGACTTGAACGAAGCTGTGTAATGCAGATTGCCTTGATCGATGGTGACATTCTAGTTTATCGCATTGGCTTTGCCTCAGAGGAAGAACCTGAGTCAATTGCGATAGCTAGGTGTTGCGAGTTCATAGAAGATATTATTCTCTTCAATGGCTTTGATGAGTATCAAGGTTATTTGACAGGTAAAGGAAACTTCCGTAACGAGATAGCAGTTACCGAACCATATAAGGGTAATAGAAAAGCACCGAAGCCTAAGCACTATCAGGCACTACGTGATTACATGCAGAACCACTGGCAGTTTGAAATGATTGAAGGTCAAGAAGCTGACGATGCTATAGGAATCGCAGCATATACCTTAGATCCTGAAGAGTACTGCATCTGCTCTATTGATAAAGACCTAGATATGTTAAGAGGGAAACACTATAACTTTGTTAAGGATTTCTTTTACCATGTCACAGAAGAAGAAGCTATCTTTAATTTCTATAAACAGATTTTAACTGGAGATAGAGTTGACAATATCAAAGGTCTCAAAGGAATTGGAGACGTTAAAGCGAAAAGGATTCTTAAAGAATGCAAAGACGAAAACGAAATGTATCTTGCTGTACTCAAAGCATACGAAGGAAACTCGGAGCGAGTACTGGAGAACGGACAGCTACTGTGGATACGAAGAGAACCAAACCAAATTTGGAAACCTCCAAGTTAATCTATGTTGAGTGGGTTGACGCAGTATCAGATGGTGGTTGGGAAGATAGTGTTAAGGTAGATATCCATGCAGTTAAAACTGTGGGCTTCTTAATAGCAGAAACTAAGGATGGTATTTGTCTAGCATCTACTGTATCAGGTGATAATAGTAATGCACGAATGCACATCCCTAAAGCATGGATTGTTAAACGAAAGGTAATCAAGATTGAAAACACAATCAGCAAAAGCAAAAGGAAGAAACCTGCAGAAGTGGGTAAGGGACAAGATACTGGCAACGTTCCCGGCACTGAGTTTAGATGATGTACGAAGCACAAGCATGGGTGCAGGTGGTGAAGATGTACAGTTAAGTCCGGCTGCTAGAGAACAATTCCCTTTCCAAGTGGAGTGTAAGAATCTAGCTAAGGTAGCTGTATATAACTATTACAAGCAAGCACAAGAACATGGTTATCATCAACCAGTAGTGTTCGTAAAGCAGAACGGTGATAGACCACTAGCAATTTTAGATGCGGAGTACTTCTTTAAGATGGTGGCTAAATGAGTTGTACTAACCACCATTATGATTCTAGGATTAACGAGCTGACTGAAGAGCTATATGATCGTGAGTGTGAGATTGAAACACTAGAAGTAGAGAGTAGAATGATGAGAGCACGTATGGATCGCTTACAAGAAGAGAACCTACTGCTAATCAAACAAGTCGATGCTTTACTAATCATGGTCAAGAGCAACGAAGCAGATCGTTTAAAGGTAATACAGGAAGTATGGCAGAATACAATCGAAAAGTCATAAGCTTTAGAAAGTTTCTGCTGTACCGACTGGTACGTATACTAAGGAGAAAGATTGATGAATACAAATAGATATTGTTTTCAATACGGAGATGGGTATGATCGAACGATTACGCACAACTTCAGTGTTGATGAAGCAGCTACTCCGCAGGATGTCTTTGAACATTTCTGTGATTTCTTAAACGGTGTATATGGTTGGAATGTAAAGGAATACTTTGAAGATACTACTTCTTGATATTGAATCTAGTCCTAACGTAGCACACGTATGGGGTATTTGGCAACAGAACGTAGGCATTAATCAGTTAATGGAATCTTCATACGTGTTGTGTTGGGCAGCTAAGTGGTTAGGAGAAGATGAAGTAATGTTTGATTCTGTTCACGTATCTAAGCCTAAGAAGATGCTGAAAAGAATTCATGACTTGATCTCAGAAGCGGATGCGGTGATTCACTACAACGGTACTAAGTTTGATATGCCTACTCTGAATAAAGAGTTCTTGTTACATGAGATGAATCCTCCTGCTCCTTACAAGCAGATTGATTTGTTGAAGCAAGTACGTAGTCAGTTTAGATTCCCTAGCAACAAGCTAGATTATGTGGCACAGCGACTAGGTTTAGGTAGCAAGACTGCTCACGAAGGTCATGAGCTTTGGGTTAAATGTATGAACAAAGACAAAGATGCTTGGTTCAGAATGGAGGAGTATAATAAACAAGATGTCATATTATTGGAAAAACTTTATCACCGATTGTTACCTTGGATTAAGAACCATCCGAACCACAATCACCAAGCCGATGGTATGGTTTGCCCGAGTTGTGGTGGTACGCATTTACAGAAGCGTGGTATGGCTGTTACTACTACCAGTACTTATCAGAGATATCAATGCAGAGCGTGTGGCTCATGGTCTCAGGGAACAAAGCAAGCGAAAGCATCAGTAGAGGTGAAGCCATTATGATTAAAGACGGATATAGAAACTATGATGTACCTGTAGCTATGCCTGACTTAGGTGAACCACATGGACTAACTCTTGAAGGATACTTTTCAGGTTTAAATAAAGTAGTCTATCCTGATGATAGTGTAAGGAATACTCAGGTTGCAGGTACTCACTATCAGAAAGCTATTCAGCCTTGGGATATTATATCTGAATGGAAGCTTGACTTTTGGGAGGGAAACGTGGTAAAATATATACTACGCTGGAAGCATAAGGATGGATTACAGGATTTAAAGAAGGCTAAACATTATTTAGAATATCTAATTGAAAGGGAATCAAATGACAAGTAAGAAACAAACAATTAATTTTAACAAGTTCTTTCCGGAGGACAATGCATTCGTATCATTATCAGGAATGTATAATCCAAAAGCAGATGGCATCTTTGATGAGGAGTTTGATTTAGATCTTACGATTCAATCAGCAACAGGTCGCTTCGTTAACTTATATGCATGGCTTTTAGATAAAGAGGAAGCACTAAAACAACTCAAAGCTATCCACGAAGCTACAGGTAAAGCAATTGAGTTCTACGAAGCAGCAGCTAAAGCTAAGAAAGAAAAGAAAGCTAAAGCAAAACCTATTAAAGTAGAACCACGAGTAACAAAGCAACGCAAGTAAATTATGTATCCGTTGACGCTACAAGAATTACAAGAGAGGCTGAAACGTTTAGACGAGCTATCTCTTCTTGAGTTATTAGACATAACTTCGGAGGAGATAGTCGAAATGTTTGTAGACCGTATTGAAGATAACTTTGATCGACTAATGAATGAAGTCGACTATGATGGAGAAGAAGAAGACGATGAGTAAATACGAACTAACACCTTACAATACCTTTATTGCTAAGAGCAGATACAGTCGCTACTTAGATGATAAGGGTAGACGTGAGCATTGGAATGAAACAGTAGCACGTTACTTTGATTTCATGACTAAGAATCTTAAGGAGAAGAACGGTTATACATTAACTCCTGAGTTACGTGCAGAGCTACAAGAAGCAGTAGTTGGTCTTGATGTAGTACCTAGTATGCGGGCTGTTATGACTGCAGGTGCTGCACTAGAACGTCAGAACGTAGCTGCATTCAATTGTTCATACCTTCCTATCGATGATCCAAAAGCATTCGATGAAGCTATGTACATCTTGTTATGTGGTACTGGTGTAGGATTCTCAGTGGAGCAGCAGTATGTTAAGAAGTTACCTGAAGTACCGGATCAGTTGTTTGATAGCGAGACTACTATTTCTGTTTCTGACAGTAAAGAAGGGTGGGCTAAGTCGTTGCGACAACTACTGGCTTTACTATACAGTGGCGAAGTTCCAAAGTTTGACTTGTCGAAAGTGCGACCTGCCGGTGCAAGACTTAAAACTTTTGGTGGCAGAGCATCGGGAGCTAAGCCTCTTGAGGACTTATTCAAATTTGTTATTAATAAGTTCAAGGGAGCTACAGGGAGAAAACTGTCTTCATTGGAATGCCATGATATTCTGTGTAAGATCGGGGAGGTTGTTGTCGTGGGTGGTGTACGCAGGTCGGCAATGATTAGTTTGTCTGACTTGGCTGATGATAAGATGGCACACGCTAAAGCAGGAGCATGGTGGGACGGTAACGGTCAACGTGCATTAGCTAACAACTCAGCTACGTATGAAGAACGTCCAAGTATCGGTCAGTTCATGAGAGAGTGGACTAGTATTTATGAATCACACTCAGGTGAGAGAGGAATTTTTAATCGTGATGCATCGCAGAAACAGGCTGCAAAGAATGGCAGAAGAGACAGTACTTACGAGTTTGGTACGAACCCTTGCTCTGAAATCATTCTTCGCCCTTATCAGTTCTGTAATCTATCCTCTTGCATTGTGCGTAGTGATGATACTATGGATTCTTTGGAGCGTAAGATTAGGATGGCTACGATTCTTGGGACATTCCAAGCAACGTTAACTAACTTCCCTTACCTACGTAAGATTTGGCAGAAGAACACTGAGGAAGAAGCACTACTAGGTGTATCAATGACAGGTATCCTAGACAATGCTTTGTTGAATAACCCTGATGATGTAGAGTTACCTAAACGATTGGAGAAGTTACGTGACATTGCCATTGCTGTTAATGCTGAGTTTGCTAGTGCTGTCGGTATCAATCAGTCTGTCGCTGTTACAGCAGTTAAACCTGAAGGAACTGTATCACAGCTATGCTCTACTGCTAGTGGTATTCATCCTCAGCATAGTAAGTATTATATCCGTAGGGTAAGAGCTGATAATAAAGATCCATTAACTCAGTTCATGATTCAAGCAGGGTTTGTAGCTGAACCTTGTGTGATGAAACCTGATAGTACTACAGTGTTTAGCTTCCCAGTTAAGGTAGCTGATGGTGCATTACTACGTGAGGACTTGTCTGCTATTAAGCACTTGAAGTTATGGTTGTTGTTCCAACGTCACTACTGTGAACATAAGCCTTCAGTAACTATCAGTGTTAAGGAAGACGAATGGATGGAAGTAGGAGCATGGGTGTACGAACACTT